GGTTGTTTTGATAACGTTTCAGGCGCTTGGGCACATGCTGATTTAACTGGTGTATATTTAGTAGCATATCCTAATGTTGTATCCTTTATAACTGATGTTCCAGATTTATTAGCTTCAGATTCTTACCATGATCGTCAATTCTATAAAGATGCTGATACATATCAACATAATGAAATTGGAGCTATTTTTCGAGATTATAAATTTGAATAGTAGTTGTGTTAATGATTATAGTGTTATGAGTGATAAAGTGACTGAAGGTAATTATTTGCCTCAAAAACCGAATAATTACTGGGAAGATTTATCACGTGTAGCACTTCGTTATAGTACAATAGAAAATAATAAGAAAACAAAAATAGTAGATGTTAGATATTCAGTTGATTATGGTAAAATGTTGCAAACAAATTATTATAAAGGTTCATTAATTAATAATGCAGTTAGATTATTATTAGTAGAAGAATCAAATGAGGCGAAGACTTTTGTAAATGCAGTGTTACGTAAATGTAAAATACATTTATTAGTGTATTGGGAAGATTTTGTTGAAAGGATGACTTTAGTTACTTCTTTTCTTAAACAATGGCAAACTGATTTTAGCATATTTTGGTATTTATTAGTTGATTTTCAGCTTATTGCAGCTTATCAAATTGATAAACAACCTTTAAATGATAGAGAGTTGTTTAATTGGTTATCTGTTGTAAAAGATCATGGTCTTGATTATGATGTAGTATTTTCTAGAGGTGTTGACAATTTTATTTCAAAAGTTCCAATTATGGTAGATGATCGTATCTGTTCAATAGATGATTTTATTAAAGATCCAAGTTTGTGGGCATCATCAGGTTCATCAATTAGAGCAAAACATCTTTTAGATATTAAACATAATAAGTGGACTTTGGCTTATTTAACAGAACTTTCTGAATTGAAAAAGTTATTGATAGATGAACAAAAATCTATCGTTCAAGTGTTTATAAAACCAGATGAACCACTCAAAAATAGGTATATAGCTACTAGTGATGATAATATTAATATGGAAATGGCATATTTATCTTTATTTATTGATCATTGTGTATCTCATAGTAATATTATAGCTTCATATATGAATAATACAGTATGGTGTACTATGTTTAAAAATTTGTTGTTGTATAAACAAGCAGGATATTATTCTGTAGATGTTGATCAAGTGGAGTTTGATCATCAACCTTCAAAAAATATGGTATTAATAGCAATGCAAAAATTAATTAATTTTGCTATTTTGATTGCATCTAGAACACCATTTCTAAGTGATGTTTTATTAGTATCAAAAGCTTTAATGATGAATATGAATAATTTAGTTATAACATCACCTAGTATGATGTTTCGTTGGCAAAATGGAATAGCAAGTGGTTGGAAGTGGACTTCTTTATTAGGTTCGATAATTAATTGGGCAGAAAATTATGTAATTGATGATGATATGCTAAGATCTGGTTTTGATGTAACTATTTTAATGAGAGTAGTTCAAGGTGATGATGTTTCAGAAATTTATAAATCAAGAGATACAGCTTATAATCGATTACGATTTTGGGAAAAAAGGAATTTTGAAATTTCAGTTAAGAAAACCTTAATTGATAGACCATATGGTGAATTTTTACGATATGTTTATGGTAATAATTTAGTTCGTGGTTATCCAGCTAGAATGTTACATTCTATTTTTACAGTCCCAGTTGGTGGCAAAGAGACGAATGATAAATATGAAGAATTTATTAAAAGATCAAGAGTATTAGCTGGTATTATGTCTCGAAAAAGAGTTTCCTTTCCTGATGCTGAAGTATCTACTGATTGTTTAGCATTAATACATTTGCCAACTGTATATGGTGGTGCAGGTATAATTCCTTTACAAATGTCACATTATGGTCGAGATGTTGCTGTTTATAAAGTGTTAAAGTATAAAAATTTATATCATTTTCAAAGTGAAAGGATAGGTTATTCTAAGAAAATTAAGATAAGAAGACGTAAATTTTATGTTATAATGAAAGATTATTTAGCTGAGAATTCTTTACATAACTTACTTGCAATACCAACAATGCATTACAATTTATTTTATCAACATGCTGATGATATGTATTTTATATTAGAAGAGTGTAAAGGTAAAGAGTTGATACAAAGATTGATGCAGAAGCTAACCCCTGTATCTCTCTTACGTTTCAATGAAATATCTCCATTCTTCACAAGGAAATTACAATTATTACTTTTACAAAATAAATTATCACAACCAACTTTTACAGGTTATTATAATCAACGATTAATATCTATTTGTTCAGATGATTTAACAGGTCGTTTGATTAGATTATTGATTAGAAATAAGTATAGAGTAGGTGTAAATAGATGGAATGCTATGATTGCTGACATTTCATTGAGTATGAAAAATTTAGTTGATGTCGTAAAGATAGTAGATATTACGGAATAAGCAATCTCTATGTGGTTTACATAGAAGAGTAAATAAACCGGTAAGGAAGTGGTGTAACC